ATCACGCGCAACAAATGGTAAAAATGCCGATGGTAGCACAGCATACTACAAGTCAGTAATCAATGACTTCTCAAAGTATATTTGGGCAGAAAACGATAGATCTGGCGCAGTTTCGAATACTGCAGTAAACGTTACATCTTCAACAGAAACCACACCATACACCAAGTCTTTCTTGGGTGGTGCAGACGGTGGAACAGAAGCATCAACACCATTCGCAGCAATTGCGTCTGCTTATGACTTGTTCAAGGATTCTTCTGCCGTAGATGTATCGCTAGTGATGACTGGTATGGCACGTGGCAATAGCGGCGGCGCACAACTAGCCAATTACTTGATCGATAACGTCGCTGAGTCTCGTAAAGACTGCGTTGTTTTCGTATCACCAGAAAAATCTGATACGGTTGGCGCTGGCACAGACGGCGCACAGTCTACTAACGTAATAGACTTCCGTAACAATGTACGTAATTCAAGTTACGCAGTAATGGACTCAGGTTACAAGTATCAGTATGACAAATACAATGACTTGTATCGTTGGGTTCCATTGAACGGCGATACTGCAGGTATCACAGCACGCACAGACTTGTTGCGCGATCCATGGTTCTCACCAGCAGGATTCAGCAGAGGTCAGATCAAGAATGTTGTCAAACTTGCTTGGAATCCAAATAAGGCAGAGCGCGATGACTTGTACAAGAAGGGTGTAAATCCTATCGTAACATTCCCAGGACAGGGAACGATACTTTACGGCGACAAAACCCTACTAAATAAGCCATCTGCATTTGATCGAATCAACGTACGTCGTCTATTCATCGTACTTGAGAAGGCAATTGCAACTGCATCAAACGGTTTGTTGTTCGAGTTCAACGACGAATTTACAAGAGCACAATTCAAGAATTTGGTTGAGCCATTCTTGAGAGATGTTCAAGGTCGTCGTGGCATCTATGACTTCCGTGTTGTTTGTGACGAAACAAACAATACTGCAGAAGTTATTGACAGCAACAACTTTGTTGGTGACATTTACATCAAGCCAGCCAAGTCAATCAACAACATTCAATTGAACTTTGTAGCAGCAAGAACTGGTGTAGAGTTTAATGAAATTGTTGGCCAGTTCTAACAAATAAAGGTTAAAGGAGAACAAAATGGCTTTCAGTATAAATGAAATCAGAAGCCAACTGACTGGTGGCGGCGCAAGACCAAATCTATTCCGTGTTCAAATTGACACAAAAGATGCTACTGCTAACATTAAAGTGCCATTTATGGTACAAGCAGCAGCAATCCCAGCATCGAATCTTGGCACTATTCAGGTGCCATACTTCGGTCGTCAGTTGAAACTAGCGGGTGATAGAACATTTGATCCTTGGGTTGTAACAGTAATCAACGACGAAGATTTCAAAATCAGAAATGCTTTGGAAGCATGGTCAAATCAGATCAATCGTTTACAAGGCAATGTTCGTACACTCACAAATTATAAGTCTGATGCTCAAGTTACACAGTTCAGCAAAGATGGAAAAATATTGAGAGAGTATACATTTAATGGAATTTACCCAATCGTTGTTTCAAACATCGATTTAAATTGGGGCGATGTTGATAGTTATGAGACTTTCCAAGTCGAATTTCAATACGACTACTGGACAGTTACAGGTGGTATCACAGGAAACGCTGGCGGTGCCTGATAGTTCGGGAGGTTAATAGCCTCCCTGCTATCTTTTATATTTTGCGGAGTTCCGAAGCATGGAATTATTTGGTTTCAAAATTGAACGTAAAACAGATGAGGCTCCTGCCCCATCTTTTGCCCCACCACTATCTGAAGACGGCGCAGTTGTTGTAGCAGAAGGTGGTGTTTATGGTATGTACGTCGACCTTGATGGGTCGATAAGAACCGAAGGCGAACTTGTCACACGCTATAGAGACATGGCGACATACCCAGAAATAGATTATGCAATTGATGACATCGTAAACGATTCAATCGTTGCCGATCCTCAAAAAGAAATCGTAGAATTGAATCTTGATGATCTGAAACAACCAGACAACATCAAGAAAATGATTCAAGAAGAATTCAATAATGTCAAAAAGATTCTTGAATTCAACCAACACTCATATGAGATTTTCCGTAAATGGTATGTTGATGGTCGTTTGTACTATCATTTCATCATTGATGAGAAAAACCCACGTGCTGGTTTGAAAGAATTACGATACATTGACCCAAGAAAGATACGTAAAGTAAAACAAGTCAAAAAGAAAAAGGTCAAGAACAATGTGACTGTCGTAGCAGACTACGAAGAGTTTTACGTATACAGTGACAAGGGGTTTCAAACAAAGGCAGCAGGAACTGCAGACTTCAGTCAAAGCAATCAAACTGGAGTAAAAATATCTAAAGATTCAATCGTTCATGTCACCAGTGGTCTTGTAAATGTCAATGGCGACTTGGTCGTTGGCTACTTACACAAGGCAATCAAACCATTGAACCAATTGAAGTCGATGGAAGATTCATTGGTGATTTACCGTATATCACGTGCTCCAGAACGTCGTATTTTCTACATCGACGTTGGTAACCTTCCAAAAATGAAGGCTGAGCAGTACCTTCGTGATATTATGACAAAATTCAAAAATAAACTTGTATATGACTCACAAACTGGTGAAGTGCGTGATGATCGTAAGTTTATGACAATGCTTGAAGACTTTTGGTTGCCACGTCGCGAAGGCGGCAAGGGAACAGAAATCACTACATTACCAGGTGGTCAAAACTTGGGCGAAATTGATGACATCGTATATTTTCAACGCAGATTATACAAGTCATTGAACGTACCTATCACAAGACTAGATCCTGAATCGCAATTCAATTTGGGAAGAGCAACTGAAATTAGTCGCGATGAAGTTAAGTTTGCAAAATTCGTCACTCGTTTGCGATCAAAATTCTCCGAATTGTTCAACAAATGTTTAGAAAAACAATTGATCTTGAAGGGAATCATCACCAGTGAAGACTGGGCGGAATTCAAAGATGCATTCAAGTACGAATTTGCACAAGACAATCATTTTGCCGAGTTAAGAGACACTGAAATTTTGAGAGACAGAGTTTCAATGTTGCGTGATATGTCTGACTTTGTTGGTCGTTATTATTCTAACGAGTGGATTCGCCGCAATGTTCTTCGTCAAACCGAAGAAGACATGAAGGAAATTGATAAACAAATAAAAGAGGAAGAAAAAATTCCTCAGTATCAAGAGCCAATAATGCCACAACAAGGCAGCGAACCACAACCCAGCGGCAGCGGACAGTAATTTATAAATAAAAAAGAATTGGAGGACATATGTCAACAACAGCCGATCTAATTTATCATGCTTTTGAGCAGCAGCCAACTAAATTTTCCGATGTATTTTCGGACATTATTGATCAAAAAACAATCGAAAGGATTGATGCTTTGAAGATAGAAGTTGCACAGTCAATGTACGGCGACGACGAAGACGATGTTCAAGAACCTTCAGAACCAGAAGATGTAGAAAACATTGCCGATGATATTGAAGATTTGAGCGATGAAGAAGTCGACTCAGCATTGGCAGATTTACTAGATTCAGAGGAATCAGAAAATGACTAAATCGTTCAAGGCTTTTTTAGAACTATACGAACCAAAGTCAGCAGATGAGAAAAAGTTTGTTGACAAACATATTGTTGCCCAAACACCTGATCGTAATGGTAATGGCGATGATGTGTTCAAGGGTTCAAAAGTTAAAAAAGTAGACCGCAAAAAAGACAGACACGGTCACGAACCAAAAGAAGACGAGTCAGTTTACGAAGAAGCCGAGCAGGTTGATGAAATTTCTGCTGATATGGTAAACCGATACCGCGAGAAAGCATTTTTTGACAAAAAAGATCGCTCAAAAGGTCGTGCACTAGCATTCAAAAAACTTGGTGCTATGGGTAAGGGCGCAGTAAAAGTGCCTGCTACTAAAGCACAAGAAGAAAAAGTCGTCGAATATAAAATTGAACAAGACCCAGACACTGGTGAATATCGTGATGACGAAGGTAACGTCTGGGGTGGTAAGAAGGGTCAATCGGGTTACTATGGTAACAGCAAAAAACCAGAACCAAAAGAACCACACGCAGTCCATATCAAAGGGAAAAAGTGGAAAACATTTGGATCAAAAGCACACGCACAAAACGTAGCAAATAAGATTCCAGGCGCCACTGTACACAAAGAAGAAACTGAAGTCAATGAAGTGTTGGCATCTTCTGATCCAATGGGAACTTGGATTAAAGATTTCCAAAAATCTAAAAATCCAAAATTTGCTGGTAAAAGCCCAGAAAAGCGTCGCCAAATGGCAATTGCTGCTAAACTAGCGGCAGACCGCGAAGAACAAAAAGAAGAAGTAGACGTACTATCATTGATGGATTCACTCAACGAATCGAATAAGAAATTGATGCTATCTGTTTACGAAAAATTGACAGCAGAAAACAAGCAAATGTTTATTGAAGCATTGCAACTAGAAAATGGCATTGATGCTATGCTGGATTTTGCAATTAAGAATAGAGGTCTTGAGTAATGCCATACACAATAACAGCTAATCGTAAAAACACTT